TATCTTCTACTATGATTCTCATCTTATCAGACGTATAAGTATTTGGATAACTAAAAGTTCTACTAGTTCCATCTTGAATGATATCCATCCAAGAATCAAATAAGTATTTGACATTTAGTTCTTTATCTACATAAAAATTCATAGTAACTGCTTCGTATAATTTCTCATATGGAACTTCTTTGAATTCTCCATGTGATCTAACCTGAGCTGTACCAAATGATATCCCCGGCAATTGTGTTTGATCACAAAATAGTTGAATAGCTCTAAGGTTTTCACGAATTGGTTGTTTTTCATTGACAAGTTTTGAAGGCAGCAACAGTTCAACCGTGAAATAGCTAGTCTTAGCCATTCCCTGTTTTACATTGGCTATAAAATCGTTTAATTGATTCATGTTAATGAGTCTCCGAATACTGTCATCTTATTGGCTCCTACAAATTTTTCTAGTGGTAACATCATTGCAGTATGCCACTGATCTCCAGGGATTTCAATAAACATTGATTTTACATGAGGTTTTAAGTAATGCTTTATGCATGGTTCTGCTAACTTAAATCTACTCATGCCTGATATTAAATTCCATGAATACTTTATTCTAGTTGTATCATCGAAGTTTTTATTATTAGCGAACTGCATTAATTTTGTCATTAAAAACACTCGATGGTACGGCGATAAATAATGCATGTTTAATCCCATGAATCCATCTTTAGTAGCTGAATACGGAAATACAAGAGGGAACCTATCATAATATGGTAATTCATTCTTGTATTTGGGATCATAATAAAACATATAAAGCTTGCCGGGAACTAGTTTGGTAACTACTCTCTGTTGCGTGAATAACTTATTAGTATCTATCCTCTTGCGCGCGAGCAACAAAGTCTGTTGCTGAAACCAGGTTTTAGATTGAGTTGCAATCGATTGATCGAATTTATGTTTTTCGAAAATCGTTTGCAAGGTTTGTTTCTTGTCTGCCATTAGATTCCTAGTTCATCTTCCGTTAGGACAATAAATTCCCAATTTCTATCCTTTGAATATCGGCTTGCATATTCCCATTTCGCCTGATTTACTAAATAAGTAGTAGCTTCTTTTAGAAACTTTGTCGTCTGTCGGGTTCCCTGAGGTTTTATAGTCTGTGCCTTAGGTTTAATCTCTATTAAGTATGTTTTCTTATTAACGGTTTCTATCTTAAAGTCTACAAAATACCTATGAATTTTACCATCAAGAGGAGATACGTAAGGTATCACGGTTTCCTCAGAACTCCATCTAACTATAGAGGGATTCTTGTCACACCATATAGCAAACCTAGTCTCCCAACTCGATCTCATTACGATATTCGATGGGTCACCAGCATACTTCTTGGGATTTAATGGTACGTATTTTCTTTTATGATACATGTATAATAAATAGACTATACAACTAACTATATTTATACCACTATGGCGTCACAAGCAGATTTAAGAAAATTCGAACAGCAAGCGGCTGTAGATGCCCAAAATAATCAAATCGGTAAGGATACGACTCCGTTTGCACCAAATTTTGATTATATTGCCTCTACTTTCGAAAGCGGTAAGTATAATGTCAAAGGATTATCGTATCCCGAAGACTTGATGTCGTCTCCACAATATAACAGTAGTCGTGTAATATTTTATATCAACACTTCTGTAGATTCTCGCGTATTTAAGTCGGGAAGTCAAGTTACTACGGTAGAAGGTGTTCAACGTGATTTACGCAGTCAATTGTTGGGGCAAAAAGTATCGACGGCTCAAGCTGCTGGTGCAGCAGCAGCAACAGGTGGTGTAACAGGTGGAGTAGTAACTCAAGTACTAGGCGTTAAAGGTGGCACTGGTGTAGCAGTTGGTGCAGGGGTAGGTCTTCTTGGAACAGCTGCTATAGCAAACTCAGCAAATAATGCTGAAGTGCCAGAAGGCCAAAAGAAAGAACCAACATTCTCTCGTCCACAGAAAAGATTAAAGGCCGCTATTGGATTGTATATTCCCAATCAGTTATCAGTAAGATATTCTGCTGGGTGGGGAGAAGAAGACACTGCAGCATTTTCAATGCTGGCGAAAGTGGGAAGCGAAATCGGAAAAACTTTAACTGGGAATGCAGACGTTAAAAGAACTGGTGGAGTTGCAGGCGAGATACTCGCAGCACTAGCAATTAATAATGCGCCTATGGGTAAAGAGATGGCATTAGCAGCAGGTGTAGCAGCTAACCCTAAGAAAGAACAAGCATTTAAGAACGTCGATTTTAGAACGTTTTCATTTGAATATCAGTTTGCTCCACGCTCTGAGTCGGAAGCACTAAATGTTCAGAATATCATTAGAGCGTTTAAGTATCATATGCATCCAGAGTTTAAAAGCTCTGATGCATTCTTGTACATATATCCGTCTGAGTTTGATATAGTTTATTATCAGGGCACCGAAGAAAACCTTAACATTCATCGTCACACATCATGTGTTCTAACTGAAATGAATGTTAACTATACACCAAACGGCGTATTTAATACCTTTCCAAATGGTATGCCAACTCAGATAAACATAACACTTACCTTCAAAGAACTTATGCTTCTATCGAAGGAAACAATCGAGAAATACACCTAATATGTACTTCAAACAATTTCCGCAAATATATTATGATTTTCCAAAAGCGAATTCTGAAAATACACTTCAGATTCTAACTGACATTACTACTAACGTTAGAGTTAGAAAACAAGCATTAGAAAATGTAACTATATATGATGAATATGATATGCAAGAAGGCGAAACGCCAGAAATCATAGCAGAAAAAGTATATGGTAATCCAGAATTGCATTGGGTTATTATGTTAGTGAATCAGCGATATGATTATGTTGGAGACTTCCCTTTGACTAATGTTGAACTAATACAATTGTGTATCGACAATTATGGCGAAGATAAGATTTATAACATTCATCATTATGAAAAGAATGGAATCGTGAGCGAAGCTACAGCTTCACTTAAATTTCCTACTTCTGTATATTCATCATTAAAGATAAATGATATTATAACGTGCGCTAGTTCTGGTGTAGCTGCTAAGATTACTGGACTTGGAATTTCAAACGTTAGAATAAGCGGTTCATTTGGCGATGGAAAGTTTGAGTGTGACCCTACTTTGCTTTCTATTGGTCAAACTATCACTGTAACTGGAAATAATATTGGAACAGGTATTATTAATGGGTACGTTCCTGGCACCTTGTATAAGATATCTGAAACTAATGGCAGCACATCTTTTAAATTAGTCACTCAAGCAGATAGCGCTATAACAACCAGTCAATTATTTGGTGCTAATTTTACTGGCTTAATATTTTCAACTTCAAGTGTATCTACAGCCCAGATCTCAATTCAAAAAGGTAAATTAAGCACAGGTGATTCTGTTTCGGTGAACGGAGTTAGATTTGTTGAGTTAAACAATAGTTATTTGTACATAGGTGTTGGAAGTTTTATCGTAGGCGCTAATGCATTTCAAATAAGTGATGTATATAACCCAATAACAAATGTAGAATTTGAAACTCGAAAGAACGAATCTAAGCGAAGAATAAAACTACTTTCTCGTAATCTTATAGATCAATTTGTAAGAGAATACCAAACACTAGTAACACCATAATATGCAAGATAGTACTACTAGCCTAAGATTTGCAGGTGATGTATCATTAAGACAAGTGAGACTTCACTCTCTTAATGGTCAAGTCGCAAACGTAATTAATCAGGTAGAAAGTATATCGATCTACGAAGATATATTTTCTAGTTTCATTACGCTTTCTATAGTGTTGAGAGAATCGATAGATTACTTAAATCTTTTTCCATTTATTGGAGAAGAATATGTAGATATCGATATAGTTACTCCAGGAACTGATAAGCCAATAATTGGCAAGTTTTATATTTACAAGATAGAAGATCGTGAGTATACTCAGGAAAGAGAAGTTGTGTATATCATAAAGGCTATATCCGAAGAATATCTCGTTGATGCTAATAATAAAATTAGTAAAGCATATTCTGGAAGCATAAGTGAAAATGTATTTAAGCTTCTTGGAAAAGAAGGATTGAATACGAAGAAGAAAACACTGGTACAAACTACATCAAACGTAACTAAGTTTGTTGCAGCATTTTGGTCGCCAGTAAAATGTATAAATTATCTTTCAACAAACGCAGTAAGTCAGAAGAAGTCTCCTTCATATCTATTTTACGAAAATAGAGAAGGCTTTAATTTTAAAGCTATAGACGATTTGCTTATGGATAAGACATATCATACTTTCACTAAGGATAATTATACAAGAACAGAAGTAGATACATCTGGTGGAGTTGGTAGTGTAAAAGATCCTAACGAAGATTATAAGAGAGTCTTAGGATTAAGCATTCCAGTTGTCACAGACTATATGAATGATATTCAGACAGGTAGATTAAAATCTAAAATGATTTCTTATGATATTGTGACTAAAAAATATACTGCAAAAGATTATTCAGTTAAGAAAGATCCTCTGCCCGCTACGTTGCTTAATCCCAATCCAGGTTATTCAAAATATGCTACTACGAATAGTTCTAGTACTATGATTACAATGCCTAGATATTATAATAATTTTAGTAACTTTACTGATGTTACTAATGCTAAGACTGTTCAAAAGCGAATGTCTTTCTTTCAGAATCTAAATAAATTTAGAGTTACTATAGAAGTGCTTGGCAGAACAGACTACACTATTGGGCAAGTCGTAGAATTAAATATACCCAAAGCTGGTATTATCGTTAAGACAGACTCTGATCCACGCGATTTAATGATATCAGGTCGCTATTTAGTATCAGCAGTAAGTCATTACATTAATAGAGAAAATCACACGTGCACTTTAGAACTAATAAAGAATTCTACATTAACTGATTTGAGTAAGGCGTAAGATGTTATATACCGGATGCGTTGAAAATAGAAATGATCCTCTTAAACTTGGTAGATGCCAAGTTCGTGTAGTTGGTATTCATACGCACGATAAGACTTTACTTCCAACCGAGGATTTGCCTTGGGCATATCCTCTTCAGTCAATTACATCTGCTGCTATAAATGGAATAGGATATTCTCCTCTTGGCGTCGTAGAAGGATCTTGGGTTGTTATAATGTTCAGAGATCCGGATGAACTTCAGCAACCTATAATACTTGGCACTGTTGGAGGTATACCTCAAGAAGAAAATAAAGCAATAGATGAAGATCAGGATGAATCTATTTCTATAGATGGAATTCCAGAAAAAACTGAATCAACACCAAAAGGTGATGTAGTAACAGACGGCTCTGGCAACATAGTGACAGATGGAAATGGCAATCCAGTTACTACAGCTCCTACTACAACAACACCTGAAACACCTCCTCCTTCGACTCCTGTTACTACAGCTACAAGTAAGTCGATGAAGGTGCCAGGTGCTAGCGCCAAAAAAGGTATAGATGCTTTAAATAAAGCAATGGATAAAGCTGGGTTTACTGGAAAATACGGAAGAGCTTCTTTGCTAGGAATTGCAATGGGAGAAAGCGGATGTATACCTCAAGCAGAGGGATACTATTATTCATCCGCTGCGACATTGATGAAAGTCTTTGGTTATACGTTTGCTAATAAACCAGATTTAGCAGAAAGATATGCTAGATGGAAGGGAACGCGAGAGTCATTCTTTGACTTAGTATATGCACCAGAAAATAATGGCAAATCGCTTGGTAATAGCGTGCCTGGTGATGGTGGTAGATTTTATGGTAGAGGATTCATACAAATAACTGGTAGAGCTAATTATGGTGTATACGCAAAGCTAGTTGGTGTAGACATTATTTCTCAACCAGATTTACTTAATACAGATTATGATGTTTCTGCTGATACAGCTGTTGCATATATGAAGCGTAGAGTATCAGTATCGCCAGATGATCCTTCTTATTTAGAAAAAGCGCTTAGAGCCGTGGGTAACGATGCTGGTACTGGTGGCTATGAGAAAAAACGCGCGTACTATCAATACTTTCTAGGTGAAGCAGCACCTCCGCCAGAGCAGACTGATAAATCTACAAAACCTGGCGATGAAGCTCAAGGAGTGCCACTTGCTCCAAATGGCTTGCCTGCCGATCGACAACAGAATTTGAATATTGGATTTAACGATCCTAATATGAAATATCCTTTACGGTCTTATATTGGAGAACCTGATACCAATCGTTTAGCGCGTGGAAAAATAGCTGGTACCGTAGTCGAATATAAAGATGGTAAGAGAATGGAAGGAGTTGAAACTGGTGGAGGTTTCAATTGGACACAACCAGATATTCCATATAACGCAAAGTATCCATATAACAAAGTAATGGAAACTGAATCAGGACATCTTATGGAGTTTGACGATACTCCAGAAAATGAACGCGTTCACTTCTATCACCGCAAAGGAACCTACACCGAGATAGATGCTAATGGTTCGCAAGTAAATCGCATAGTCGGCGATGGTTATTATATCATGGAGCGTAATGGATATGTATACGTCGGAGGTGATTGCAATTTAACAGTTAATGGAAACGTAAGACTTTTAGTAAATGCTGATGCATCGATTGATGTTACCGGTGATGCAAAAATTAACATAGGCGGAAGCAGTAGTATAAATGTCGCTTCTGATATGAATGTCAATGTTGGCGGCACCCTTTCTATGAAAGGTTCTACTGTTAACATTGAATCGACTGGCGATTTTAATGTATATACTGCTGGCTCTAATAAACTTACGTCTGGCGGTAATATGGAAATTAATGCCGGCGGTAACGCTAATATTGAAGGTGCTCTTGTTCGTCTTGCAGAAGGTGCTGCCTCAGCAGAAACATCTGGTTTAGGTAATCCGATTAGTGCAGGAACTAAGAGTTCACAAACTTTCGAGCAATTAAAACCTCCTCCGCGCAATCTAGAAGAAGAAATATTATTTGAAACTCCTGAAGAAAATACGTCAGATAATGCTAGGGATTATCACTCAAATAGAGATACTGGAGCAGAAAAACCTGCAACTAAGGAAATAGAGACTACCACTAAGCCAGAAAATACAGCAAGGAGCACAAATCCAGGATGTGATGTTATTTACGGCATGTCATCATTCCCATCATCGTATGTACTTCACACTGATAAAACAGGACACAATTGGACGATGGCCCAAGTACTTCGTCAATACTCAATGACTCCTGGAAGATATGGCGCACCAATAAAAGATTACACTACACAAGATCTCGTATGTAATCTAAAAGCGCTATGCGTTAATATCTTAGGACCATTGAACGAAACGCTCGGTCCAGTAAATAAGTCTTGGGTTATGACGTCTTGCTATAGAAGTTCCAAAGTTGATGGCGGCTCTCCAACTTCTCAACATATGACTGGTAGTGCTGTCGATATATCAATTGGTGGTAATTATGGGTATAAGGCTAATTATGATGCAGCTGTAAAGTTAGCATCTATACTACCTTACGATCAGATGTTGTTAGAGTATCGCGATCCTGGTATAAATGGTAATAAAGATAGTAAAAGAATTAATTGGTTGCACATATCTTATAACAACTTGGGGACTGGTAGAAAAGATCTACGCACGTTCTTAAACGATAAAACCTATAAGATGGGATTAGCATATCTTGGCACTTAGAATAGTTAAGAGTAATGCGGCTGGCTTTCCAGTTCCAGCAATTCCTTCGAGATATAACGATATTGAAGGCGCTGGCATGCCAGCAAATGCTTTAGAAGGAGCATATGAAGATGGTGGTCAATTTTCAATTGACATAGGAATTCAATTAGGAATAGGTATAGGCGAAGAGATTACCTATTCAGATGTTCCAGTCACCAGTATAGTAAATACTAATGCTCCTTCTGGAATTAGCATAAGCAAGAATGGAGATAAGATACGTATAAGTGGATCTCCAACGCAAGTGTTCACAGATTCGTTTTATCAATTTGTTATGAAAGATAATACTTTAAAAGTGTTACCGAGTAATACAACCGAACCGATACTAGCAGTTGTGCGTTGGTCTCCTCCATCCACTAAAATATTATATGATGTACCATACGTCATAACTTTCAAATATATGAATAACTTAAATCAACAAGAACAAGAAACTATAACTATTTTGCAAGATGTATATTGGAACTATATACCAGCGTTGCAGGGATTTGCAGCTACATTAGCTAAAGGAACAATATAATGCCAGCAGTAGCTCGTGCCGGCACAGATTCTGTATTTTCTCCTGATGGAATAGGATATAAGTGTAGACAGCCAATGACTACAAATACCGGAGTTCCTAGTCAGACTAGAGTCACTGCAATGGGAAGTCCTATTGTCGTAGCTAGTGATTTAGTAGGAGTACACAATAAGTCTGGCTGCGTACCAGACATATCCACTTTAAGTAGTTTTTCTTCTCGGGTTTCTGCTAATGGAAAAAAGATAGGTCGTATTGGTGACAAGTATGGAGATAACACTATTATTTCCGGTGCACCTAGAGTTTTTAGTAACTGACAGTATCGAAGATACATTATACCACAGCTTGGATGTCCTGTAAAATCAAATAAATAAAAGAATATGGCACGAAATACAAGAACATTTTCAGATCTAGACTTCAATTTTGGCTTGCATCCAGCAACGTCAGATGTTGTCACGCGTTATGATGAAGATGCCGTGAAACAATCTATAAGAAATCTAATTCTTACACAAAACTTTGAAAGACCATTTAGAAGTGATATTGGATGCCAAGTCAAAGGTCTTCTTTTTGAACCAATCTCACCGCTTTTAACTTCTATGATAGAAAGAACTATCGCAGATACGATAGTTAATTACGAACCAAGAGTAAATCTTCTTAACATTTCAGTTAAATTTAGTCCAGAGAATAATACTGCATACATCAGTATAGCGTTTAAGTTGAAGAATACGGAAACGCCACTAAACATCAATTTAATCCTAGAGAGAACTAGATGAGCACCAATAACAGAATACAAGTATCTGAACTAGATTACAATCAGATACGAGAAAACCTAAAGACTTTTATGCGAGGTCAATCACAGTTTAGTGATTATGATTTCGAAGGATCTGCTCTTTCTACAGTAATTGATTTGCTTGCTTATAATACACATTATAATGCGCTTTACACTAACTTAGCTGTTAACGAAATGTTTCTCGATTCAGCTAGTAAGAGAAGTAGTGTAGTATCTATAGCTAATAATTATGCGTACACGCCAACTTCGGCAAAGAGTTCTGAGGCTACATTAAGTGTCACAGTAAATCAGCAAAACGCGACTGCACA